GGGAGAACTCGACCATCGAATTTAAGGGAACAAGTAGACCCAGAGACAATGAAGTTATGGAGAACACCAGACGCACATTGCGACAGGGGGCCAGCATCAGAGGAACGAATGAAAATGAAATTAGAGAAGAAGATGCCAATAAGTCTGAACGATCAAGTGAGACACCAGCAAATCTTATGGCCAACTCCGAGAGCATCCGGTCAAGAGAATCCAGAAAGTTTAATCAAACGCAAGGGAGTGCAGAAAGCAATGCAACACAATCTAACAGCAGCAGTGCAGATGGTGCCCACTCCAACATCGAGGGACCACAAGGACAATGGCCCGAACACGAATTATGCGAAGGCGAAGGCGAAACACAGATTAGCTGGCCACGCAGGTGGGAGTTTGAACCCGACGTGGGTCGAGTGGCTAATGGGGTACAAGGCCGGGTACACCGACTTAAAGCATTGGGAAACTCTATCGTCCCGCAAATCGCAGAAGAAATCGCAAAAGCAATAGGAAAAGCAGAATATGAAAAAAGATAAAGATCGCAAAGCTCATTTAAAAATAGGGACTTTCTTAGAACGGATTGAATACATCAAAGAAAAACAAAACGTTTTAGATTTTTTTCTAGAAAAGAATAAAATTGAACCAAGTGGTGGTTGTTATTATTCCCAGTTCACTGCCGATTTAACAAAAGAACTATTGGCTCATTTGAAATCTTTTAAGCCCGATCCTAGAAGTAAACGTGAAGTTGAGTTTAGTAACAGTAATCAAAGGTTTATAAAACGATTGCAAAAGCTTGATCAACGATATAAAAACAATTTGAAAAAAGATGTTCACTGAAGAAAATAAATTTACAGGCGAACCTGCCATGCGAATCTTGTCGTTAGGAGCTGGGGTTCAAAGCTCAACGATGGCCTTGATGGCAGAAGAAGGTGCGTTTGGCGTTAAACCTGATGCAGCGATCTTCGCGGACACGGGTTGGGAACCTAAACCCGTAATCGAACATTTGAATTGGTTGAAGAAACAATTGTCTTACCCAGTTTATATTTGTAGTAAAGGCAACATTAGAGAAGATATTCAAAACGCAATGTCGGAAAACGGTAACCGATTTGCATCTGCACCATTTTTTACTAAGAACCCTGACACGAATAAAAAAGGCATGTTGCGTAGACAATGCACTAGAGAATATAAAATTACTCCCATTCAAAAACAAACAAGAGAATTGATGGGTGTAGGTTTTAGAAAAAGATTTCCAAAAGACAAGTGGGTTGAAATGTGGATTGGAATTTCAATGGATGAGATTATGCGAATGAAGCCTGCAAGAATCTGGTGGCAAAAGAATCGTTGGCCATTGATTGAAAAGAAGATGTCAAGAGACGATTGCATGACCTGGTACAATGGTAAAGATTATCGAAGACCTGCAAAGTCTGCTTGTATTGGTTGTCCTTTTCATGATGATGCATTTTGGGCTGACATGAAAACTAATCGACCAGAAGAATTTAAGGATGCCTGTGAGATCGATGAAACCATTCGAAAAGGCAATAAGAAAGTTAAAGACCAGTTATATATTCACCGATCTTGTGTACCATTGAAGGACGCAAAATTTAAAGTTAAGAAACAAGAACCTGATTTATTCAATCAAGAGTGCGAGGGCATGTGTGGCCTGTAAATGAGATCCTTCATTGAAGCTGCAATTGATGTTGGCAGTGGACTTCTTCTTTCGACTTTAATCCAATTATACATTTTTCCGTTTTTTGACTTGCACCCAACGATTTTCGAAAGTTTTCAAATCGCAATCATTTTTACTGTTATTTCTTTGTTTCGTTCTTGGTTGTGGAGATTATTGTTTAAGAGGTGGGGAGCAAGAAAGGATTGAAAAATAATAAATACTCCCCACCCAATGGAGAAAAATTAGTCATCCATGGACAAGTAAAAAACAATCAAAACCATAGACGCCTAACCACAGTTGAAATATAGATTAAAATACTGGTCTCCGCAATACGTACACATTAGCACGGTGAACGGGTGACGGATAACGGGGGCCGAAGCCCCTGTTCTAGGTCATATTGATCCTTTTGTTGTAAAGAGAAAGTTTCTATGAAAATAAAAACTTAATTAAAATTTATCATAAAATTATTTGTTTGACAAATAAATATATCCCATGTAAATAAGCTGTATGTTTTTATTTATATTTACTGGTTTGGCGGTTTTGACGATGACACCAATTGCAATTGGTTTGTTAAAATCTCTTATAACCTTATTATTTTACGGCGGAATTTAGTTGTATTTCTGCCACAGTGCGGTCATATTTGGCGGCTATTGTGCGGCGGTTGCCGCATTTCGGCTGCCGTTCCCAGAATTTCAGCGTACTTTCAGCCTACTACGCTGACAAAATAAACCGCATTCTATAAGGATTATTTAACTTATTCTGGTTTCAGCGTACTTTTTACCTTTTTTTCGTGTTAGAGGTAGTTTTACTATATAGTACCTATAGTAGACTGAAAAAATTTATACGATGATAGCGTTCACTGTATACTTGTGATAATAATAAACCATGAAACGATTAAACCGACTGGGAGCCAAGCTCACACCGAAACAAAGACAATTTGCTGAGATTTATGTAGCTAATTATCCAGACATGTCTAAAACTGAAGCTGCCGAGAAGGCCGGGTATAGTAAGGCAATTGCGTCTAAGACAGGATCAAATTTAACTAACCCTGATTTAAATCCAGCTGTGGTTTCATACATGGAAATTATTCGGGACCAAAAATCTGGTTACTTCAAAGATTACTTGAGACATTTAAAAAGATTAGAAACATTATCAAAAAAAGCTGAAGGCAAAGGCCAGTATGCTGCAGCTGTAAATGCTGAATTTAGACTAGGTCAAGCTGCTGGTTTTTATGTTGACCGGGCTGAAATAAAAGTTGAAGATTTATCCTCAATGAGTAAAGAGGAGTTAATAGATCAAATAAAAAAACTACAGGATGAAATACCTCAAGCCAATGTTGTCGAAGTCCCAGCAGAAGAAATTAAAGAATCTAAAGACTGAGAGAGATTGGTGGAATTTATTTCACGAGATCCACAACGGGCACTTGATAGGAAGTTCTGTTGGTTCAGTAGAGGTGAAAGTAAATGAAAAAAAAGATAAAAATAGGATACGACGATATAAAAATCCAGAAGGTCGATTTCACCCCTCAAAAACAAAATGATGCATTAGGCGAGTTTAAAGCTTCTTCTTCAGTTATTGAAATCGCTAAAGGAATGACCCCAAGACAGGAGGCCAACACCCTTTTACATGAAGTTTTGCACGGATGTGTGTATCAAACTGGTCTAAATTCTGATGGTGGAGCCCTTTCAAAAGACGATAGCGAGGAGTTAACTGTAAATGCACTTGCTAATTCTATATCCCAAGTTATAAGAGATAATAAGTGGTTTTTACCCTACCTACAAAATGCTATTTCAGGAGGTCTAGATGGCGTTGAAAAAAGCCGAATCAAAGTTGTACCAAAGAATAAAAAAACACATAAAAGACGCGCACTTTCAAAGAATAGAAACAAGTACAATTCAAGGCGTTCCTGACATAAATTACTGTATCGAAGGCGTCGAAGGATGGATCGAATTAAAGGTAAGCCGAGGTAAACTAAGTCGTTTCCAGAAGGTCTGGATTTATACCAGATTAAAACATGGTGGACGCGTTTTTATCCTGGTTTCCGTACCCAGGGAGAGAGCGCTAAAACTTTTCAAACCGAAACCCTCAACCCGTGACCCTCTTTCCGATCCACCGATTCGCGTATTACGGGAGCCGATCAACTGGCAAAATTTAAAAAATTTTTTAAAAAATTTATAAAAAAATAGTTGACACTATCTCCCATGATGATAAAAGGATAATTGGTAGTTCGATTTAAAACTTTTTTATAGCTCCTGTTTTTTATCGACTACGAATGGGTCGACGGTCGACTTTTGACCGAGTTAACCGTCGATGCCTTCGACCCGTAAAAAGTTAACACAGACAATTTTTACTGGTCGGAGGCCGGGTTACCCTATAGGCAATGACCCGGCCGTGCTTCTGGTCTAGTCGTAGCCTTGAGCCGGGACACCCCAGAAGTAATTAGTAAAGTGGTGTAAGGACCCATACTAATCGATCTCGACCCGGTAGCCTGGGTCGGGGTCGGCCAGATCCTAAGACTGGGTCGGACAGATCCTAAGACTGGGTCTGGTCACTCTATAGCTTCTAGAGTATAAAACTATGTTGCTAATGCGATAAGCATTGTAATCTTATCTAGCTCCAGGAGATATCCTGGGGCGAAATAATTTTAGAAGGGAAGGAAATATGTATTTTATATCTATATACCAAACTTACCGGGCTTTCGGTGGCCATGAAGAAGGAGGCTGGTATTACACAGCTGGTGCAAAACACCGGGACATTAGGATCGCTTTTCAAACTAAAGAAAAGCTCAAAGCAGCCCTCACCAGGCTAAGGCCAGCAATTGACCGGGACAGTGACCGGTACGACGTGCAGCTTCAGGCCAGGGTTTATGAAAACCAGGTTGGCCCTGATGAATTACCAGTTCCTAATTATCAATAAATTTTTTAGTTGACATTTGAATTTATAGTCTTATATTCATGGGATAACTAAAACAAAGGAAGGATATATGTTACTACAAGTAAATACTAATTGGAAAACAATTAAGTCTATGAAATACGGGGTGATTACCGGGATCCTATACCTGGCGCCTCATAAAACTAGCGGCAAAAATGTTTGTCCCTGGGCTTCGCCTGGTTGTATTGATGGCTGTTTATATAAGGCCGGGCGTGGCCAGATGATTTCGGTACAGTCGGCCCGAATTAGAAAAACGCTGGCCTTTTTTAAAGATCGTAATAAATTTTTGGCTGAGCTGCACAGTGATATAACTATACTGTTACGCCGGGCAAAAAAGAAAAAAATGAAACTGGCGATCCGTTTGAATGGTACGTCCGACTTGCCCTGGGAGAAATATTTGTTTCAAGGTAAAAATTTAATGGACCATTTCCCGACAGTGACATTCTACGACTATACAAAGGGAGATAACCGGATCCATGACAATCAGCCTGGCAATTACCATTTAACCTTTTCACGATCCGAAACTAATGAGAAGGAAGCTTTTAAACTAATTAAAAAGTCACCAGTCGCGGTTGTCTTTAAGGATAAGTTACCAAAGCTTTATAAAAAATACAAAGTGATTAATGGTGATTTACATGACATGCGATTTAAAAATAAATCAAATGTGGTTGTTGGCTTACTTGCTAAGGGTCGAGCAAAAAAAGATAAATACGGTTTCACGGTTTCCGCTTAACTGTATCCTTCCAAGCGGGAAGAAGGGGCGAGTAATCGCCCCTTTTTTTTATTTTTAATTAATCTCTAAAAACTGGAATAATTGGCAAGTCTTTTAGATTTGTGGCAATCGCTCCCGCGTCATTGCCTTCATCATCAGCTTGAGGCGTTAGGACAACGCCATTTGATAAATAGATTTCACAAGGTTGAGTATCCCATCCGAAATATTCTTCTGTCTTTTCGGGACTTAACCATTTGACATCTTTTATAGTTTGCCCGACAAGGTGCTTTCGCACCTTATCTAGCCATAATTTATTATTACTCATTATCGATCCCTCCTTATTTCGATTTTATCATCATTAACATTTTTTGCAAATGTTAACATATGCCAAACGGCGAGATCATAGGGTTTTCGATTAGTTTTGCAAAAATCAAAACCTAAGTCTTGCCCCTCATAACTTCTGTCTCGCTTCGTAAAATCTTTAAACAAGACAAAGGTTTCATGAGAGTTTGCCCCTACACCATTAAAGACAATCACTTCATCTTTGTGTTTAACTGGGGTCTCGTTTTTGATGATAGTTCCATCAAAGTTTTCAACGATGTAGTCGTATTCATCTTTTATTTTTGACCACTCGTTATTATCAAAGGGCTTTTTATAAGTCCAATAGTTAGTGTATCCCATAATGTATCCTCCTATTTTTATTTATGGTTATGTATTGACTTTATATGATCATGGGATATAGTCAACTAAAAAAACAAGGAGGATACAAAATGGGCAGATACTATAGTGGAGACATTGAAGGCAAATTTATGTTTGCTGTTCAATCAAGTAATGACGCTGACTTTTTTGGCGTCGAGGGTCACTCGGATTATTTACATTATACTTTTGATAAAGATAATCTAGAGGACATCAAAAAAGGTATCTCCAAGTGTAAAAAAGCATTAGGAGAACATAAAAAAATACTTGATACATTTTTCAAAGAAAACATGGGTTGGAACTATGAAATGATGTGTAAGTATTTTGAGGACAAGCACAACATCATGTTAGGAACTGAAAGAAATGTTCGGAACATGCTAGGTTGGTATGCTCGACTTGACCTTGGAGAAAAAATCAAAAAATGTGTCGAGGAAAACGAAGTTTGTTCATTCGAGGCTGAAATCTAAAAAAAATTAAAGGGGAGCAATTGCTCCCCTTTTTTTTATCTTTTATCTAAATATTTTATTCTATCGTCGATCCGACCGAACGCGGAAATTTTGATTTCCTCTAATGTACTGGTGGAATTTTTTGGGTAAAAAGTTATAAAATCGTCATCCTTTTCACACGTGATTTTTTTAGTGTCAAAATCCATTCCAATTGAATAACCCTTATATTTATATTTCATGATTTGTTATGCGGGGATTTCTCCCCGCACTCCTCTATTAGTAATTTAAATTGATTGTAATTGAAGTTATTCGTCCGTGCTTATTGTAGTTACCTTTAACCTCATACAAGCCGTCGCCATGCAAAGTTGGAATAACTAACCCGACTTCCGCTCCGAACTTATTTATAAGTTGTTTCGGGTCGTTGCCATTACATATCATGTCGTCGTAAGTGATGCCCTTGTTAGGACCACTCATTTCAACATAACACGGGTCAGTGATTAGGAGTTGACCACTGTCAACCCCTGTGCCTCCTAGTAATTGTTTTTTCATTTTTGCTCCTTTTTTAGTTTTAAGATATAAGCTGATACTTCCTCTGAGATAATTAAATTTCCGAACTTATCTTTAGGTCGGTCTTTAAATTTCTCCTCAACTTTTTTCATGATTTTGTCGTGCTTTGCACAAGCGTCGTCAAATTCTTTTTGACTATCAAAACCATAAACTTCGACTTCAATATTTTTTGTCATTTTGTATCCTCCATTTTTATTTAATTGACATCCTATACTCATAAGATATTATGTCAATACATTAATCAATAGGAGGATACAATGAGTAATGACAAAAAAGTGATAATGTTTAATGACCTTAAAAAAGGGGACATTATAAAATCAAATCAATTAGGAACGCTTTGCGAGGGTGTTCTTATGGAGTCTGTTAATCAAGGTCGAGGATTAAAGACTACAATTCTAATTGATGCTAAGGGCTCTCAAATCGGGTTCTTTGATGAGATGGGTTCAATATATGCTTATCAGATTAAAGAGGTTAAGAGGGGCAATGAGTGGTTAGACGTAGCTCATAAACCTAATGCGAAGTTATTAAGAACTCAAATAATGAATAATGTATTATTCGGAGATTAATATTTAAATCTTAAACCCTCTAATAATTAATTTTGTTAGAGGGTTTTTTAATAACTGGACAAACAACCTGAGGTTGTGCCAGGCTTGGTCCCGAGTTAAGTTGATCCTGCAAAATGCAACCTAAGGTTGTTCACTCCAGTTTAGAACTATTCTAAAAGATAATTAATTTTTTTATTGCATGTTCATAAGATATGACTATTATAAAACTTATGTTTTATATTAACATTAACAAAGGAGAAAAAATGAAAAATATAAAATCATCAAAAAAACAATTATCTAAAAATCAATTACAATTGATTAAACAGATATTTGAAATCAGAGCTAAGAAAAAAGAATTAGCACAACTAGAAAAAATGTTAGTTGATAATGCTAAGACTTTTAAATCAGAGTGTCCAATTACTAGAACAGATACGGACGGGTCTAAATATATTTTAGATATCTCTGAGCAAACTCGGAATGTATTTAATCAGAAGTTATTCAAAGAACAGAATAACGAACTGTTTTATAAATACGTTAGCCCTCAGTTGGTCGAGATAGTTAAGGTCGACAAAAGATAATCACTTCTTAAACTCAAGCCCTAACGGGCTTGAGTCCCCAAAAATCCACAGCAAAAAATTTGACCCCCCACCCCCTTTTTTTTATAGTTAGGTACTTAATATACTCAGTTTAGGTTGAGTTTTACTCAAACATACACTATAAAAACTTATGGACTTCGAAACCGTACCAAAAGAGAAATTAATTAGACTAAAAAAATTATTAGAGGCCAAAAAAATTGTTGATGCTAAGGAAAATTTCCTGCAGTTTGTCAAAGGGGTGTGGCCAGATTTTATTTGTCGAGAAGCTAAGGAACCTTCTAACTGGGGTCACCACCAGATAATTGCTGACAAATTGACTAAGGTCGCTCAAGGCAAGATCAAAAGATTGATCGTCAACATGCCTCCCCGTCATACGAAATCCGAATTCGCATCAGTATATTTTCCTGCTTGGATTATGGGACTCCGTCCTGATGCAAAACTAATGCAGGTATCTCACAACGCAGAACTCTCTCAACGATTCGGTCGTAAGGTTCGTAACATTGTTGATGATGAAGCGTACCAAAGAATTTTCAGAGATGTAAAACTAGCTGCTGATTCTAAGGCGTCTGGTCGATGGGAAACCAATCACGGTGGTGAATACTTCGCAGCTGGGGTAGGTGGAGCAATCACAGGACGTGGTGCTGATATTTTAATTATCGATGACCCGCACACCGAACAGAATGTTATGTCAGAGACAGCCATGGAAAAGACATACGACTGGTATGTATCAGGCCCCCGTCAACGTTTACAGCCTGGAGGTTCTATTGTTGTGGTTATGACTCGTTGGGCAACCGACGACCTCACTGGGCGTTTAATTAAAGCACAGACTAATCCGAAAGCCGACAACTGGGAAGTGATCTCGTTCCCCGCGATCCTTGAATCAGGCAATCCTGTCTGGCCTGAGTATTGGAAGTTAGAAGAATTAGAAAAAGTAAAAGCATCTATTCCTGTAACGAGATGGAATGCACAGTACATGCAAGACCCAACTTCAGAAGAAGGTGCAATCATTAAACGAGAATGGTGGAGACCTTGGAAAGGTAATCTCCCTAATCTTCAATATGTTATTCAAAGTTACGATACTGCATTCAGTAAAAAAGAAACAGCGGATTATTCTGCAATCACTACGTGGGGCGTATTCTATCCTACGGAAGGCGGGGCACCAGCATTAATCTTAATCGATGCGATGAAGGGTCGATATGATTTTCCTGATTTAAAAGAAGTTGCGTTAGAGCAATATAAATATTGGCAACCCGAATCTGTAGTGATTGAGGCAAAAGCCACCGGTCAACCGTTAATTCAAGAATTAAGAAAGATGGGGATTCCTGTAATGGATTTCGTTCCAAGTCGTGGAAAAGACAAACATGCAAGAATAAATGCAGTATCCCCTGTATTTTCTTCAGGAATGGTGTATTATCCAGAAGGGGAAAACTTTGCAGAAGAAGTTATTGAAGAATGTGCAGCTTTTCCTTTTGGGGAACATGATGACTATGTCGACAGTATGACCCAAGCTGTGTTAAGATATAGGCAAGGTAATTTTGTAAGCGCAGACTACGATGAGATCGTCGAAGCGCAGGAGCGTTTGCAAATGGAACAAAAGTATTATATGTAATTATGAAAACAGTCTCAGAATTAGCAACCACCGTTACTTCACCCGATCCCGCTCAACTCAAAGAGTTTGAATTAAAAAAAGCACGGTCTGCGGGAATCGGAGCAGAGGGTGCTAAAAAAGAAATAGGAGTTAACTTGAAATCAGGTGGGATTGTCTGTAAAGGACAAGGCAAAGCTCGTAAAAAAAGAACAAGGATGTATTAATGGAAGAAGAAGACAGAATAGAAATCGAAGAATCCGATAACGCCGTTGACCCATTAAATGCTGAAGCAGTCGATACGGTTGTGGATGAAGACAATAATTTAATTGCAGGCGAAGAAGAAGTTGTTAAGGACGAAAATTTTTTTTCAAACTTAGCAGAGAATATTGATGACCAAGATTTAAAAGCAGTCGCGATCAAGTTATTAGAAGATTATAAAAACGACAAGATGTCGAGAAAAGACTGGGTCGATAATTATGTCAAAGGGTTAGACTTGTTAGGATTTAAATACGAGTCACAAACAAGACCGTTCGTTGGAGCATCAGGAGTTACTCATCCACTGTTAGCGGAATCCGCAACCCAGTTTCAAGCACAAGCATTCAAAGAATTACTTCCAGCAGATGGTCCTGTACGAACTGAGATTGTCGGAGCACCTACTGAAGAGAAGGAACAACAATCTATTCGTGTTAAAGATTTTATGAACTATCAAATAACAGATGTCATGGAAGAGTACACTCCAGACTATGACCAGATGTTATTTTATTTACCGCTTGCAGGTTCAGCGTTTAAAAAAGTATATTACGATTCATTATTAGGTAGAGCGGTTTCTAAATTTATTCCTGCAGAAGATTTAGTAGTACCGTACAATGCAACCGATTTAATGGAAGCAGAACGAATCACACAAATTGTAAAAACGACTGAAAACGATTTAAGAAAATTACAAGTATCAGGTTTTTATAGAGACATTGAGCTTCCAAAACCATACATGGATCAAAGTGATACAGAGAAGAAGTATCAAGAAATTGAAGGTATTAAAAACACAGAAGCAAGAGCGAGTTTATATAATTTAATTGAAATGCATGTGAACTTGGATTTACCAGGTTACGAAGATGAAAATGGAATTAAGATTCCATATGTGGTTACGATTGATGAAGACTCAATGCAGATCTTGTCTATTTACAGAAACTACAAAGAAGAGGATGAATTAAAAAGAAAGAAACAATATTTTGTTCATTATAAATTTTTACCAGGATTAGGTTTCTATGGATTTGGTTTGATCCATATGATCGGTGGACTGTCCCGTGCAGCGACCTCCGCACTCCGACAACTGTTGGATGCAGCCACCTTAAAAAATTTACCTGCTGGATTTAAGTCTAGAGGATT